TTAAAGACCTGCCGGGATTTCGATATTATCCTGGTGAATAACTTTATCGACCGGGTAACAGTTACCGGGAATTTTCTGTTCGGTTGCTGCAGTCATACACTCCTGCATTGTCCTGTGAACACTGACTGCAATATCAACTGGCTCTCCGGAAACAAGAAAAACTGTCAGAACAAGCGCAAATGCTGAATTCATTGTGCACATCCTTTTGGCATCAGACGTAAACGAGCCAGCATTGAAACAATGCATATTTTATTTAATAGCTCCCGTTCTTGTTTTCTCTTGTTAATGGCATCTTCAGTAAATACAGGGTTACTGATAGTGACACCAATTTCAAAACAACCTTCAGACGTATTAACGTTTGGTAATAACGTTTTCATTATCGCGTCCTCAACAATGAATTTTGTGATGCAGTGCCTGGTGCCTCCAGGTGACGTTAACCAGTTAACAATTAACGCCGGATACAGAGAATCCACCCATAACACTGTTTTTGGTTTTAACTGTTCCGCGTGCGCTTAGCCGCATTCACCGCATCACAAAATTCACTTTAAAAACGGCGGCAGAGCAGTCACGGAGTAAAACTGATACCGCCAAACGTCACCAGAAAATTGATAACAGAGGGCGTTGCAGCGGGGTTGTCACTTAAGCGTATGGTCAACCTGACAACCCGGTGTCCTCAACGGGGAAGGAATAACCCCGCCATACTTACCGCCGCGCCATTTCGCGGAGTGCCACAACCGGAAGCGCACGGTCGACGAAAATTTAACGACAGGCTATCTATGAACCAGCTACCTCGCCGTGCGCTTTCGCGTTATGGTCTGACTTTTCATGGAAATATCCTTTCAGTAAACTGTCAGTGCCGGATGCTCACCCGTGTCCGGCGCACGCACTCCACCTCACCCGTGGAGAACTCCTTAATTACCAACCTTAGCTTCGTTGGTTAGCTATTAACGCGGGTATGTAATCATTCTGGCAATGCTTAATGCCGCTGCTTTTTCCAGCCTGGTGATATCCTGCTCCAGAGCGGACAGATTTTCAGCCTGCTTAGCCCTGGCTTCATTGGCCCATTTCAGATCCTGCGCTGCATTAATTTTCTGGTGCATCCACTCATAAAGTTCATCATCGGTATAGTCTGGCGCGATGATGACGGGTTCTCGTTTCTGCATACTGATTCCTCGCGGTGCTGTTTCGCTTATCAGCCGTTAGATTTTGCCGAACTGGAAAGCGCCTGTTTAAATTCGTTGAAGCTGAGAGCTTCTTCGCCTTCGGCAAGACCTTCGAAGTATTCTTCGTAAGCCTTTTCCATGATTGTGTCGAAATCCATATCACTCACCTGAGTTTCTTTCCAGCCAGCGACGGGCACCATTTTCGGTTTTAAACGTTTTGCTTTTGGTATACGTCATCGCGGTGAACGTACCGTCCTGGTTGGGAAACACGCCGTACACCAGAGATTCGTTGTTGCCAAGATCGATAGTATCCATGCTGACCTCATTTCCCCTTAACGCTGGGGTAGCGGAACTGTTTGCTGAGAACACCGTGCGGTGTGTTGATGCAAATAAGATTAGCCATAGCTAACACATAGGTCAAGTGATTTTGTATGTTATGGCTAACATGATTGATGTGGTAAAAGATAACTCATTGATGATGTTATCTTTTATTTGTCCGCTGACGGGCTTTTAGTAATTCTTCAAAGAGTTTATTGAAGTTTTTTACTCGAGCTCGCATTTCGGCGAGCTGGGTATCCTGTTCTGATTCTGGCAGTGCATTAAACAGCTCAAGGAGCTCTAGTTCTTTGGGGGATAAGGCAACTGGCTTCTCAACAGGTGGTGTTGGTTGCTTGTCTTCATCGCCAAATAGAATCCATGTTGGTGAGCATTGCAATACTTTGCTGAGGGCAAAAAGGTTCTTCCCTGTAGGTTCACTATCATCCCGTTCCCATTGTGATACAGACACATGGGAGATTTTCAGGGCTTTAGCAAGAGACCTTTGGGTGTGTTTGAGGTTTTTCCGACGATACCTAATGCGTTCGCCGATAGTTAAATTTTTTGTTTCCATAGTTAGCTAATGCTAAATCGTATTGACTATGTTTTTGTTAACATCTATTTTGTTAGTCATGACTAACAATAAAGGTGTTTTAAATGCTTAAAACTGACGCTCTTTTGTATTTCGGTTCAAAAACAAAACTTGCACAAGCAGCAGGTATTCGTTTGGCTTCGCTTTATAGCTGGAAAGGGGATTTAGTTCCCGAAGGTCGCGCGATGCGTCTACAGGAGGCATCTGGCGGGGAGCTTCAGTATGATCCCAAAGTTTATGATGAATATCGTAAGACGAAGCGGGCGGGGAGGTTGAACAATGAAAATCACTCCTGAACAGGCTCGTGAGGCTCTGGATGCCTGGATATGTCGACCAGGAATGACACAGGAGCAGGCGACGATATTAATCACTGAAGCATTCTGGGCTTTGAAAGAGCGCCCGAACATCGATGTTCAGCGTGTCACCGATGAAGGTGGCGCGGTTGATCAGCGAGCGCTTGGCGTTAATCGAGTGAAGATATTCGAACGCTGGAAGGCTATCGACACCAGGGATAAGCGTGAAAAGTTCACGGCGCTAGTGCCTGCGATTATGGAGGCTATCCGGATTAGTGATTTCAGGTTGTATCGTGAGATCAGTGATGGAAAAAGTATTACGTACATGATCGCCGGGTTAAATAAAGAATATGGCGATGTGGTGGAATCCGGACTGCTTTTTGCAGATCCTGCCGTTGTAGATCGTGAAACTGACGAACTTATAGAAAAAGCAATTGCTTTCAAGCTTGCGTATCGACAGCAATACCAACAAAAAGCTGGATGGAATTATGAGTCTTCTTTTTGCTGAACGCCCACTGGTTATAAACACGCAGCTGGCAATGAAAATTGGCTTAAACGAAGCCATTGTTTTGCAACAACTGCACTACTGGTTGAGAGATACCAACTCCGGCATGGAATGTGATGGTGTTCGCTGGATTTATAACACAACGGAACAATGGCTGGAACAGTTCCCATTCTGGTCAGAGTCAACGTTAAAGCGCGCGTTTGCAAGTCTGAAAACGCTGGGGCTTTTGCGTTGTGAAAAGCTCAATAAATCAAAGCGCGATATGACCAATTTCTACACGATCAACTACGGGAGCGAGCTTTTAGATGGTGGCAAATTGAGCGAATCCATCGGTTTAAAATGCGCCGCTCCATCAGGTCAAAATGACACGATGGAAGAGGTCAAAATGAAACGCTCCATTGGTTCAAAACGACTCAATGTCATCGGGTCAAAATGGCCTGATGATCTTACAGAGAATACAACAGAGATTACTACAGAGAATAAAAAGACTTCTCGTCCGGAAGCTTCGCAACCGGACCCGCAGACGGTTGAACAGGATTTTTTAACCCGACACCCTGACGCGGTTGTGTTCAGTGCGAAAAAACGCCAGTGGGGCAGCCAGGAAGATTTGGCGTGTGCGCAGTGGATCTGGGGGCGAATCGTGAGTCTTTACGAGCAGGCCGCCAGCGATGATGGCGAGATTTCGCGACCGAAAGAACCCAACTGGACCGCATGGGCCAACGACGTGCGCACAATGCGGATGCTGGATGGCAGAACTCACAGACAAATTTGTGAAATGTTTGGTCGGGTGCAGCGGGATCCATTCTGGGTAAAAAATATCATGAGTCCGTCAAAGCTTCGCGAAAAATGGGATGAACTGGTTATCCGCCTGGGGCGTTCGTCTGTACAGCGTTGTGTGAATCATATTTCTGAGCCGGATACCGAAATTCCGCCGGGCTTCAGGGGGTAAGTGTTAATTTCTGGTCATGAGGTAATTTTCAGGAGGGCTTGTGGCAAAAGTTTTTACACAAGAAGAGCGGGAAAAAATTAAAGGGCAGGTTGTTGAACTCGTACGCCGGAGTGGGCGTGAGACGTTACGGCAACTGGAAGTCAAGACAGGTGCGACAAGATATCTGATGAGCGTTCTCGCAAGAGAGCTGGTTGCCAGCGGCGATGTATACAACTCTGGTTACGGGTTATTCCCGTCTGAACAGGCGCGTAAGGACTGGCAAAATGCCCGTAAAAAGCTCTCAAGGGCAAAGCTGAAGGAACCATCTGCGGTTGATCCGGACCTTATCTGGTCATTACCTGACGGAGAAATACGTCGCTACGACAGGCGTCAGAACATAATCTGTCGCGAGTGCCGGAAGAGTGAAGTTATGCAGCGCATACTAGCATTCTATCAGGGAAATGCTCGATATTTATTGAAGTGATGAGATTAAAGTTTATTAGTTCAGATATTGATTGGCTCTTTTGTGGAGTAGGGTAGAGTTAGTGTGTTTGTCTGCTTGGTGCCAGCAGCGGATATGTTTAACAACAGAAAGCATTCAGCATGGTTAGTGGGTTTGCAAAGTGGATTAGGATTTGAGAAACTTTGATGAAGTTGTAAAGCTTGTTTCTATAAAAATAGAAATTTAACTAATAGTTAAACACACCTCCAGCTTCATTGAAAAGGATTATTAGCTATGATTGATCCACTTATTAGAAACTTACAGAGTGATATTGCACTACTCCAGCTTTATATCGCGCAACGCAAACAGGCAGGCTTTCATGACATGGAAAGAATAATTGAGTCATTGACCATCTTTATGTTTCGCGCGCTGAAAATGGGTGAACTGGTAAACATGAATCAGATTAAAGTTAATTTTCCCGCCATTGATTTAGCTGATAATAAAAACATGATAGCAGTTCAAGTTACTACGAATGCAAGTCCAGCAAAAATTAAAAAAACTATCGAATCTTTTGAGAAAATAAATGAAATAGGAGAGAGTCTGAAAGATAAATACTCTACTTTATATATTTTTGGTTTTTGTAAAGCCTCAAGATACCTAACTCCAAGTTATTGTAAAATAATCGACCCCAGCTATTTCGTGAATGAACTTTGCGATAAAGCAGATGAAGATATGGTCCAGGATATGATTGACGCCATTCGACGCCATCATGATTATACATCATTACATCCATGGAGTGATAAAGATTCACTCGAAATTATACTCAATATTATTAATCGCAATGCAATAAAACATCGGATGAGTTGCGAAGGCAGTCTGTCTGATATGCTCACTGGTTTAAAAGAAATTAATGAAGTAATTACAAAAGGAACAATTCAACGTAAGCAACGTTCAAAATCGATATCTGACTTCAAAGATCAAAGCATGGTGAAATTTATGAGAGGTGTAATGGATGATTTGTCTGTTATTCAAGCCATAGTGAACAAATCTAAAGTTAACCAAGGTGATATGGTTTATATAAGCCATGAAGATATGATTAATATTGATAAATTAAAAGCTAAAATAGCAAGTGATTCATCAGAGATTGCAAGGCTAAATAATATTGATATAACACTAAATGTTGTTGATTTATAA